CGGCTATTCCTCGGGCGTTGGCGGGGTCCGCATCCTCATCGATTCAGCCGGCGATGTGTCGAGTGTCATTTTCACAGTGACTGGTACCGACCAGGATGGTATCGCTCGCACCGAGACTATCACCGGGGTCACAACGACCGAGGTTGTATCGACGACATTCTGGCAGACGATCACTCAGATTGCGGCCAGCGCCGCCGTCAGCTCGAACGTCAACGTCGGCACGACCAGTCAGATCGTTACGCCGACCATCGCGCTGAACTGGCGCAATGATTTTCAGGCTTCGGTCATTGTAGGCGGTGTCACCGGCACGTTGCAGTACGACATCGAAGAGACCGTGAGCGAGCTGCTTAGCGGAACCGATCCCTCAACGCTGGTCTGGTCGGTAAGCCAAGCGGACAAGACTGCGGGGCTGACCGGATCGCTGCTGAACTACTCGACTGCTGCACGCCTTCGTTTCGACAGCTATTCGTCGGGCGCCGAACTGCAGTTTTCTGTGCGGCAGAACGACTACTAGGAGACGCCAGTGACGACCAGCGGCACGACCATCTTCAATCTCGACATGGTCGAAGCGATCGAGGAATCCTTCGAGCGTGCGGGCATTGAAAGCCGCAACGGTTACGACATGCGAACGGCCCGGCGCAGCATCAACCTGATGTTCGCCGATTGGGCCAATCGCGGTTTCAACATGTGGACGGTGGAAGAGCGGACCCAGGCGCTCGATTACGGCGTCGGCGAATATACGCTCGCCGATGACATCGTCGATATTGTCGAGAGCATGATCCAGATCCCTCCGACGGGAACAGGGAGCGCGGGCCCGCTGCGCTACAATTGCGATCGCGTCAGCATCAGCACGCAGGCAACGCGCGTCAATCCGGGCCTGCTCGGGCGTCCGACGGAAATCTATGTGAACCGCCAGCAGCCAGCCCCCATCATCCATCTCTGGCCGCTGCCAGGGCAGAGCGGCCCCTATACGCTGGTCTATTGGGTGTTGCGCCGCATCGAGGATGCCGGCGCCTACACCAACACGGCGGATATCCCGTTCCGTTTCCTGCCGCCGTTCATCTCGGGCCTGGCCTACCATATCGCCGAGAAGAAACGGACCGACGATCCGAACCTGATCTTGCGCCTGCAGCAGCGATACGAGAGCGACTGGACGCGCGCGGCCGAGGAAGACCGCGACAAGTCGGTGCTTAAGATTACGCCGCGCGGCTCGTCGATGCGGGTGACGTGACATGACCTTGATGAACGGTCCGAGCCAGACGTCGACACGGCCGCCCTGGGCGCTCGGGCTTTGCGACCGCTGCGGCTTCTCGTTCAAACTCAGCCAGTTGTCGGAGCAGATTTTCGATCAGCGACCTACGGGCCTGCTTGTTTGCTCGGCGTGCAATGACGTCGACAACCCTCAGCTTCAGCTGGGCCGTTTCAAGATCGACGATCCGCAATCTCTCTGGGATCCGCGCCCCGACGTAGGCGTTCCCGGATCGACAGGTTTGTTCGGCTGGATGCCTATCGGCAATCCGCTGACCAATATACAATGTGAAGTGGGCACGGTCGTCGTGCTGATCGGGTGAGGACCCAGTGATGAAAAACATGGTCAAGGTCAAGCCGGGCAAGATGACCGGCGGTGCCGGCGGCGCAACGGGCCGCCTCGAAAAGTCCGCGCAGGCGCCTGCCACCGGCAAGAACAAGAAGGAACTCAACAAATGATTCCGACAGAGAAGCGCGGATGGGGCGCTGCCGCGGCCAAGAACAAGCCGACGCAGGTGACGCAGCGCTACGGCATCAGCCCGCAGCTGGCACCGGCGAGCATGACGGCCATGGACAAGAAGTGCCTGAACTCCTCGATCGTCGCTACGCCGCAGGACCCCAAGGCTGGCGGCATGAAGGATTGATGCATGGCGACGCTGGCGGAAGTCAAAGCGGCTATCCAGTCGTACACCACGTACTTTGACGAGACCGACAACGTCGCGGAGCTCGATGGTTTCATTCGCCAGTCGGAAGAGCGGATCTGGTACACGATCCAGCTGCCGAACTTCCGTAGGAACGTCACCGGCAATTTCACGGCGGCCAACCAGTATCTTGAACTCCCCGGCGACTTCCTGGCCCCGGCCAGTCTCGCTGTCATTCTCGACAGCGGCGAGTACGTTTATCTCCTGAACAAGGATGTGAACTTCATCCGCGAGGCCTATCCCAACCCAACGGTGCAAGGCGTCCCGTCGCACTACGCCCTGTTCGATGCGGACGCCGACAACACGGCCATCATCGTTGGAAAAACACCGGATCAGAGCTACGCTGCTGAGCTGCACTATTTCTACAAGCCCGCCTCGCTGGTCGACGGTCCCGAAGACGGGACGACCTGGCTCAGCACACACGCCTACGATGCGCTGCTTTATGGCGCGCTCGACGAGGCGTCGACCTACCTCAAGCGCAACGCCGGCATTGACAATATGGGCGATACCTATGGCCAGCGCTTTCTGATGGCGCTGCAGGGTCTGAAGAACCTTGGTGAAGCCCGCGACCGCAAGGATACCTACCGCGGCGGCGAGAAGAGGATGCCGGAATGACCGCCAGTCTTTCATCTGCCGGGCAGATCGGAACGGTCACGGTCCTCGTGACACCGAGCGCCGAACAGCGTAAACCGGTAGCACAGGCTGCCAAACCGACGAGGAATTTCTGATGGCCCTCACCCAAGCCATGTGCACGAGCTTCAAGGTGCAGCTCCTGACTGGACTGCAGGATTTCACCAACGGAACCGGCGACACGTACAAGTTGGCGCTGTTCCGTGATCAGGCATCAATTGTCGGCACGTTCGGCGCCGCAACGACGAACTATTCGCAGATGGGTGCTGATGAGGCGACCGGCACGAATTACGTGGCCGGCGGTGCAGCGCTGACCAACGTCACGCCGACCAGCTCCGGCACCACGGCTTACACCGATTTTGCGGACCTTGTGTTCTCGAACGTAACCCTGACCGCCAGCGGTGCACTGATCTACAATGACACCCAGGGTGGCGCAGCCGTCGCGGTTCTGGATTTCGGTGGCGATAAGACCGCAACGGCTGCCGACTTCACGATAATCTTCCCGGCCGCCGCCGCGGGCACGGCCATTATCCGACTCGTCTGATGAGGTAACAGGCCATGGCCACCGGCTGGGGCAGAGGTGGCTGGGGCACAGGCGCGTGGGGCACCGGCACGACGGCGGACGTTGCTGTCACCAGCGTCTCGGCGACGGGCACGCTTGGCACGGTAACGGTTACCGGGGCGGCCAACGTCACGCTGACAGGCGTTTCGGCGACAGGCACGCTCGGCACGGTCACAGTGATCGGGGCGGCCAATGTCACGGTGACGGGCGTCGAGGCAACGACGTTCCTTGGCAATGTCATCGCAACCGGCGCAGCCAACGTCTATCCGACCAATGTCTCAGCGACCGGCGCTATCGGCGACGTCACTGTTACGCTCAGCGTGCAGGTAGCTGTTACCGGCGTCGAGGCGACAGGCGAAATCGGTAATGTCACCACGGCGCTCGGCGTCTACGTAACCGGCGTGACAGCGACCGGCGCAATTGGTAATGTCCTTGTGTGGGGGCAGATCCCGATCAACCCGCCCGATGGCGGATGGGTCCCTGTTCCAAACGGTCCCAGCGGCGGATGGATATCCGTCGATACAGGTCCCGGCGGCAATTGGGTCGATATCGTAACGTCGTGAAGGTGGCAGATGGCCAGTACATATTCTCCCTCCCTGCGGCTCGAACTCATGGCAACCGGCGATCAGTCGGGTACCTGGGGCGACACGACCAACACCAATCTCGGCATGCTGCTCGAGCAGGCGATCACCGGCTATCTCAGCAAGGCGATGGCCGACGCCAATCAGACGCTGACCAACCTGAACGGCGCCAGCGACGAAGCACGCAACATAGTGCTCAATCTAACCGGCGCGCTGACTGCAGGACGGAACGTCGTCGTGCCGACCGCCCCTAAGGTATATCTGGTTCGCAATTCGACGACTGGCAATTTCGCCGTGACGGTGAAGACTTCGGCCGGCACTGGCGTCGCCGTCTATCCGGGCCAGACGCGGTGGGTCGCCTGCGATGGAACGAACATCGTTGACTACGCTGTGCCGAAGTTCCTTGATAGCCAGTTCTTGCTCGCCGATGACGCCGATGTCACCAAGCTCGCAGCCTTCCAACTCTCCGGGTTGACGACAGGCCAGACGCGGACAGTGGCGTGGCCAGACGCATCCGGAACGATGGCCCTCACAGGAGATTTGACGAATTTTAGTACTGTTGTCGAAACCCTTAAAAATTTCACCGTCAACGGCGATATGCAGGTTAGCCAAGAGAACGGCAATAATTCTGGAACGGCTAATGGATTTTTTGGCGCGGATCAGTGGGCGACGTACCGCGTTACCTCCGCAGGAGTCATCACAACTCAGCGTGTTGCAGCAAGAACACCGGCTGGCGGATCATATCGTTATCGTGTCACCATTACGACCCCTGACGCGTCCTTGGCCGCAGGCGAATACCTGACGATCACCCAGCCGCTTGAAGGGTCTAATGTACAGTCGTTCCTTTACGGCACAGCCAGCGCTTCTGCCAGCGTTCTGCGTTTCGGCTTCAATGGGCCAGCCGGTACGTATGCCGCTCGGCTTGGAAATTCAGCCGCCAACAGATCGTTTGTTGCATTGTTCACTATCTCAGGCGGTCAGGCGAACACGGACACTGTTCAGAACATTGCTATCCCCGGAGATGTCACTGGGACGTGGCTCACTGATGACGGTGTAATCGGCATTACGCTCGATATCGTCTTGGCTTGTGGCTCGACGTTCCAAGGCACCACCGGTTGGCAGGCTGGCAACATCCTCGGCACCTCGGCTGTATCGAATGGGATGGGCACCGGCTCTGCTGTGTTCGAACTGTTCGACGTTGGCCTCAAGCTCGATCCCGATGCTACCGGGGTTTATGGGCAGTATGAAGTGGGAGTGGTGGATGCGGTTTATCGGAGTGATGCGTACTATTGGAAGGGTTTGCCTGCTGCCGCATTAAATTACCAACCTTATGCACCTGATGCATCAGGCTCGTGGGCTGTGGCATTTCCAGTGCCGATGCGAAAAGTGCCAGTTATGAGTGCAAATTTTGCTGGAATTATCCTAGTCTATAGCGACACCCCAACTGTAGGGATTCCTACAGTAACAGGATTTCGCTTGCTTGCGCAGTCAACAGCCGCAAATCCAAACGCATCATTCACGTTTGCGGCGGGGAACTTTATAGCAGCAAACGCGAGGCTCTCATGATCTACACCTCCGCAATTTACGCCAACGCAGACCACACCCAAGTCACAGGCACTGACGCCGATGGTAATACCGAGACAGTGCCGGTGGATTTTACCCTGTTCCGGCAACCGGAGCATGGACCTGTCGGCTTCCTCGCCAATGGAGGGGTAATTGCTGACTATGTGGCGCCAGAACCGACCCCAATAGCTCCGCACCTAAACCATGGTGGACTTGTGCGATTTACAGGAGTTGCGCCATCTACAGTTCTTGAAAATATCCGTATGAGTGGCGTCACTCGTATTGCTAAAGGCCGATACCGCGCCACCCATGAAACTGCGATGCCATCAGATCAGTATAGTGTGTTGCCTTCTGTATTCGATATAAACCCACGCAATATCCGCGTCACGGCTCGAACTGCTGTTTATGTCGAGGTTCGCGTAACCGACGAGGCAGGGACTGCGCAAGATGCTGCTGAACTAACTGTTAAGACAGAAAGAGTTGGGACCCCATGAGCGAGGCTGAAATGGCTGTATGGACTTTCTACGGACTTGATGGCGATCCCGAAGCGCCATGCTACGCAAACTGCCCAAGCAACACTGACCTTGGACCTTACTTGGTCAACCTTGTTGGGGCTGGAAACCCTTGCTATGTGCGGTCAGACTTCCCCAGCGGACTTGATCCTGCGGGTGATCTTGGAGCGAACTTCAACAGCGGCATTGTGATTTCATCCGATTTCCAGACCAACCGCATCAACGCTGCTGCACAGATCGCAAGCCCAAACCCCATGGGCGCGACTAATGATGGTACCAACGTTGTCTGGAACGTATGACCCTCACAGCGCTAACCCTTCAGGGAGATAAACGGTAGGCCATGGTCGAACCGACCAAGATACAGTTTCGCCCGGGGTTAAACCGGGAGACCACTGATTACGGTAACACCGGTGGTTGGTGGGACTGCAACCTTGTGCGGTGGAAGACAGGCACGGCGCAGCAGTTCGGCGGCTGGCAGCGGTTCACATCTGAGCCTGTGCTCGGCACGATGCGGAGCCTGTTCCCATGGTCGACGCTGAACGGCTCGCGCTACTACGCCACCGGCACCAACCTGAAATATTACGTCATCCGCGGCAACGCCCCGATCGACGTAACGCCGATCCGGCGCACGGTGACGCTCGGCAATAACCCTTTCGAGACCGATGCCCCCGGCAGCACGGTGATCATTGTGACCGATGTCGCCAATGGCGCTGTCATGAATGACTTCGTCACCTTCAGTGGAACGACTGGCCCGATCGACGGTATCCCGTCGAGCGAATTCAACATTGAGCACCAGATCGTTTCGATTATCGATGACGATCATTACACCATCCAGGTGACGACACCGGCGGTAGCCGGCGGCGTAAGCGGTGGCGGCGCGGCAGTTGTTGCGGCCTATCAGATCAATGTCGGTCTCGACACGACCGCCATCGGCAACGGCTGGGGCACCGGACCGTGGGGACTCGGCGGTTGGGGCGAAGGCTCCGGCACCAATGTCGAGACGGATCAGCTTCGCCTGTGGACCGAGGATAATTACGGCGAAGACCTGCTGTTCAATCCTCGTGATGGTGGCATCTATTTCAAGGACATGAGTGCCAACATCGACGATCGCGCGGTGAACCTGGCGGAGCTCTATCCAGACGGCAGTGTCCCGATCATCGCGCGCCAGGTTCTGGTGAGCGACAACGATCGTCACGTCATGGCTTTCGCTACCAATGGCGAAGGCAGCCTGATCCAGGACCGCCTGCTGCTGCGCTGGTCGGATCGCGAGAATGCCGGCAATTGGCGTGCCGATACCACCACGACAGCCGGTGAACTTCGCCTCGAGGGCGGCTCGGAATTCCTGAAGGCGGTCGAGACGACTACAGAAATTCTTGCCTTCACCGACACCACGTTGCATTCGGTGCGCTTCGTTGGATCGCCACTGGTCTTTGGCCAGACGCGCGTCGGTTCCAACATCCAGCTCGTCGGGCCCAATGCTGTTGTCAGCACCGGCGCTGAGACCGCGTGGATGGCGAACGGCCGTTTCCAGATGTACGACGGCGTCGTGCGCGATCTTCCTTGTGATATCCGCACCTATGTCTTCAGCATCTTCAATGACGCCCAGAGCGAAAAGGTAATGGCAGGCGTCAATCGCCAGTACGCCGAGATCATCTGGCTCATGCCGGTCAACGGCTCGCAGGAGAACAACTTCTACGTCATCATGAACTACGAGGATTGGTCGAACCCGATCTGGTACTACGGCCATTTCAACACGGCCGGGCGCACGACCTGGCTCGATGCATGGTTCGAAACGACGCCACTTGCCGGCGCGCCTGATGGCTATATCTACCACCATGAATTTGGCGCAACGGACAATTCCAGCGGAGCGCCTGCCAAACTTGATTCGTGGCTGAAGTCGTCTGTGTTCGAGCTCGGATCAGGCGGCGACTTCATGCTGGTCTCGCGTATCATCCCGGACATCAGCTTCGACAATTCGACGACTGCGTCGCCACGGGTGAACATGACGTTCGAAAAGAAGAACTACCCCGGATCGTCTTTTGTCACGGGCCCGGATGCACCGGTCACGCAGACGGTATCGATCCCGATCGAGCAGTACACGCCCAAGGTGGACAAGCGATTCCGCGCGCGTTCGGTTCAGTTCGGTATCGAGTCCGATGCCGTTGGGACATTCTGGGAACTGGGTGTGCCGCGGCTCTACATGGCGCCGGACGGCCAACGCTGATGGCCGCCGAACCGAGCCCCCCGACACTCCCCGCCGCGCCCCGTCCGTCGACCAACTGGACGCTGGAATATGGCAACCAGCTCTATCGCTGGCTGACCGCTTTTCAGCAATACTATACGAGCTACCCATACCTCCGCGGTAGCGGCCTGTATTTTCTGCCGAACTCCCTGGCGGAGACAGGCTACGGTCTGCAGCCCGGAATGGTTTTCTCCAATGCCGGTGTGCTGACTGTCGTGCGCGAAGGTGATATATGGGCAGGACCCCTTACTGCGACTGTCGCGCTCGGCACGGTCACCGTAACGACATAGAGGCGAACGATGGCAATCGAAACCGGTTCAGGCAGCAAGGCAGAACGCTCCCCGGCGTCGACGTCCAGCAAGGAGTCGTCCAGCTCGTCTAGCAAGTCTTCGAGCTCTTCGTCCAAAAATAGTGGATCGCGCGACACGGTGGCATCTCGTGCCGCTGGAGAGAAGACCGCCGCGTCGCTCTCCTCGACAACCAGTTCAGGCTCTAGCCGCAATACCGGATCGCGGGACACGGTCGCGTCGCGTTCGGCCGGCGAGCGTACGGCGTCATCGTTGTCCTCGAGCGGATCGAGCCGGTCCAGTAATACCGGATCGCGCGACACAGTAGCGTCGCGCGCCGCCGGTGAGCGCGCGGCGTCCAGCCTGAGCGCATCGAACAGCAGCGCAGCGAAACAGTCCAGCATGCAGCCTGGCGGGTTCGAGGCGCTGATGCAGCAGCTCGACGCCGGTACAACCAAACCGAGCATGGCGACGCTACTCGATCCCGGCGCCATGGAACAGGTCATGGCCGGGTTCCCGGTTTCCGAACTTGGCGGCGCACTAGGGGATTGGCTGGAGGGCCAGAACGACTACCGTGAGGCGCGCATTGCCGAACGTGAAGCTGCAGGGGTCGAGCCCAGTGAAGGCCCGATCAACTGGGACGCCATCATGTACGATCTCAACGCTCCCGTGCGCGAGCGCGGCGTTGAGTTCGAGGGTCCAGTCGATTGGGGCGGTATCGGCAGCGCGATCAGCAGCGGTCTCAACAATGCTTTCGGCGGGATCGCCAACGCGTTCAATTCGCCGGCGCCACGCGCCGTTGAGCCTCGCCGCGAACTGCAGGATATCAAAACCAACAATGGCGGTCTGATCGAGCGTGAACTGCTCAACGCGGATGGCATGATTTTCGATCCTGCCACCGGTACCGCTTACGCCCCGGATCGTTTGCCGGCGAACGTCTACCCCAAAGACCCTGAACTTGTCGCCCAGCCTGCTGCGCCAACGCAGGGTGACAATCCTATCGTGCGAATCGTCGATAGCATCGACGTTCTCGGCAACGGTTTCGAAGCGCTCGAAAATATGGGGCGCGGTATTGCGAACGACATCAACGGGACACGCGATGTGGCCCTACCGCGCCGCGACCCACGCCTGTCGACACCGACACAGCCTGCGCGCGAAGACCCCTATTACCAACCTGAGACGACGCCGATGCCGCCGAGCACCTACGCTCCGCAGGCGCAGCCCGTGCCGCAGGAAAATACGGTCCTCGAGAATGCCGTTGACATGGCGGGCGGGGTGCTCGACAACACGCTGCTCGGCGGCGCGATCAAGCAATTCTTCCCCGATGCATGGTACGGCGCGGGCGAGAACATCAAGAACATGTTCGACAATCCCGGCAGCCTGTCGGATAACGGTAGCGGGTATGATAAGTGGGGGGCATCAACGAGCCCCCGTGAAAGTCTGTCCCCGACCACGGATGGCGGCGGGGGGCTGGCAGGTTTCATTGATCTCAACGGCAACGGTATCGATGATCGCCTAGAGGGCGGCGGCAATACACCGACGCCCGCACCCGGTCCGTCGACGCCCGTCGCCATCAATTACAACGACGCGTTCTTCCCCGAGATGCCGCCCTACAATCCAGGCGTCAACGCCGAATGGAAGTACTTCCGGCCGCGCGGCTATGCCGCCGGGGGCCTTGTGCGCCCCGGCTATGCCGAAGGCGGAATCGTTGAAGCCGTCGCGGCGGAAAGCCCGAATGGCGCGTCGCCGATGAGCGGCCTCGATCCGCGCATCACGCTGATCGCCGATGCTGAAGACGCGCTCGAAGGCGAACACCCCGATCCGGATACCGCCATCGCTGTCTTCGTCGAAGCCTTCGGGCCCGACGCGCTCGAGATGCTCAAGGCGCAGGTCCAGTCCGGCATGACGCTGCGCGGCCATCAGCGTAAGTCGCCGCGCATGGCCAAGGGCCGGTTCATTGAAGGCGCAGGCGGCCCGACGGATGACGCCGTCCCGGCGCGCATCGACGAGGTCGAGGAAGCCCGGCTGAGCGACGGCGAGTTCGTCGTTACCGCTGACGCCGTGCGCGCGGCCGGCGATGGTGATCCGCAAAAGGGTGCGGCCAAGCTCAGCCAGCTTGACGACATGCTAGCGCAGCGCGAGCCGGGCGGCATGCACACTGAAAGGGTTCGTTGATGTGGTCGGTGCGCTATGTGCACCAGGATCATCTGCCCTTGGCGTGGACGGTAGCCGCGCCGCTGCTCGCCCCGGCGGTCGAACTGTCCGAAGGACGGTACGATCTCGGCGCGGTCTACGAGAAGTGCGCGCAG